CGAAATCAACATACAGACCCTTGTGGAATTGAGGTGATACATTGCGCACATATCAAAATTTGGAAGACATTGGCGATAATGAATCCGCACGAATGGCATTTGTGGAAAAGGCAATCAATGAGCACCGCATGAGTGAGAGTTACCACATTGCCGCCGATGCGGAAGCATATTATGCAAAGCGCAATGTCACTATTGGGAAGTTCCAAAAGTTTTTGTATACCATGCAGGGCAAGGCCGTGCCTGATCTTTACAGCGCAAATTACAAAACCAAAACGGCGTTTTTTCGGTCAATGGTAATCCAGCAAACGCAATATGTACTGTCCAATGGTGTGACCTTTGAGGGCAAGGATACTAAAGACAAATTAGGCGCTGATTTCGATTATCAAATTCAAAAGGCCGCAAAAAAGGCCATGATTGACGGCGTTTCCTTCTGCTTTTTCAACTTTGACCATGTTGAGGTTTTTGGATACGCTGATACGCCGTCTTCTCCCGGTTTTGCCCCTCTGTTTGACGCAAAGACGGCACTTTTGAGAGCTGGAATCCGGTACTGGTACACGGGCAGCGATACAGACCGAAGCACACACGCCACGCTTTACGAAGAGGACGGATATACCAGCTACATCAAAGACAAAGACGGCAAGATGGAAGTCACCGAGCCGAAACGTGGATATATCCAGACCAGCAAAGCAAGCGGCACCGGGGACGAGGGAACAGAGTACAGCAATTATCCTGGATTTCCTATTGTGCCAATGTACGCCAATGACTTGCATGAGAGCGAGCTTATTGGCCTGAGAGAATCCATTGACTGCTATGACTTCATCAAAAATGGCCTTGCAAACGACATTGATGATACTAACGGCATCTATTGGACGCTGAAAAACAGCGGCGGCGTAAGTGATATGGATTTGGCTCAGTTCATCGAGCGTTTGCGAGTAGTCAAAGCGGCGGCGGTTGATGACCCTGACGCAGACATTCAAGCCCACACGCTGGATATTCCAGTTGAAGCACGGTCTAAAATGCTGGAAATCCTTAAAACAGACCTTTACCGGGACGCAATGTTGCTGGATATTGATAAGGCACTATCTGGCAATATGACGGCTACTGCAATGCGTCTGGCATATCAGGCACAAGACGATAAATGCGGCGATTTCGAGTTTTGCATTTCCAAATGTATTGCTCGTCTATTAGAATTGGCCGGAATTAAAGATTACCCAAAATACAAATGGAATCGGATTGCAAACCAATTAGAAGAAACGCAAATGGTGCTAATGGCGGCAAATTATTTGGATGAAAAAGCAGTATTAAACCATCTTCCGTGGATTATGCCAGAAGAGGTTGACGAGATTTTAAAACGGAAAGCCGCAGAGGATATGGAGCGGTTGACGGCTGGCGAGGATGAGGACGAGCCTGAAGAGGTAAACAAGGATGGAGAACGAGAAGTTAGTTGACAATTTGCTCGGTGACTACGAAATCGTTTTTTACGATGGTGATAAAGTTGCTTTGACGAATGTGTTCATTTCCAGCCAAATTAAGTGTACGAGAACGACATTTTTTGATGCAAACGGAAGAACGGTTTTTGTAGCGCCTGATTCGTCCGTCAAATACATCAAGAGGATTGGTTATGGCGAAGCCGGATAAAGCCCACCAGCTTACGGATAAAGAACTTGCCAAGCTGGAAAAGCGTATCGCCAAAGTGTACAAACAAGCCGCTGATGATATGCAGGACAAAGTAACCGCCTATTTTGAATCTTTTGCAAAAAGGGATGAAGAAACAAAGGCGTTGATTGGCACCATCGTAAACGGCAAAGAATACACCGAAGCTGATTACAAGCAGTGGCGGATTACGCAAATAGGCCGTGGCAAACGTTTTGAAGCTATGCGGGATAAGCTGGCAGAGCGATATACAAAGGCCAATGAAGTGGCTATTGCTTACGCTAATGACGATATGGCGAAAATCTACGCTATGAATCACGCCTATACCATCCAGAATGTTGTTGATAGGACTGACGGAGCATTAGACGGTATCGACTGGACGCTATTTGACGAACAGACGGTGAAACGCCTGATTGTGGAACAGCCTGATATCATGCCATATTACCCAAAGGCGAAAGCAGTCGCAAGGGGTATTGATTTGGCTTACGGCAAGCGGCAAATTACCGCAAATGTCACCAGCGGCATTTTGCAGGGAAACAGCGTGAATAAAATCGCTAAAGACCTGATGGACAGCGTAACCGATATGAACCGCACCAGCGCCGTGAGAGCGGCACGGACGGCAATCACCGAAGCGGAGAACGCAGGACGGCAAGCGGCATCTGAACAGCTGGAAGAAAAGGGCGTGATACTCAAAAAAAGATGGGTAGCCGCTCATGACAGCCGAACCCGTGAAGCGCATTTAGATGCAGACGGGCAGACGGTGGACAATGACGAACCGTTTATTGTCGGCGGTGAAGAATTGATGTATCCGGGCGATGATAGTTTGGGTGCTTCTGGCTGGAATTTATACAACTGCCGCTGTACCCGTGTGGTCGATGTTTCCAGTATCAAATTCAAGTCAATTCTTCCACCGTCTAAGCAAGGAAAAATCAAGGTGAGCTAATGGACGATATCAAGGTGACTATCACGGACAACAGCAAAGAGGTTCTGGATGCATTACAAAGCGCTATCCAGCGTGGAGCAGAAGCTATCGGTGAAGCGTGTGTTACTCATGCAAAAGATAACATTGAAACGCAAAAAGCAGTAAAAACCGGGCGGCTATTAAACAGCATGACGTATTTTGTTAAAGAGGAATAAATATGGCAACAACAGTTGTTTACGTCGGGTCTGCCGTAAATTACAGCATTTATGTTGAGTGTGGTACCGGGCCGTATGCGACCACTGGCGGCGGCACTCCTAAACCAAGCTGGGTATATCAAGATGAATTTGGAGAATGGCACAGAGCATATCCACGCAAGCCCAAACCGTTTTTAAAACCCGCCGCCGCTGACCATGCAGACGAATACAGGAACATTTTAAAAGAATCGCTTGAAAATGCGTGAGGTAGCTATGGGAGAGAAAATCAATGCGCTTGTTAAAATCCTTACTGGGTGCATTTACACAATGGCGGCTATCCTTGCCAAAGGCGACCGGGTGGAGCTGATACCCGTTAAGGACGGGGTGAAGGTTATCCGGGTGAGACGGGAGGAAATAAAAAATGGCTGATACTTCTATTACCGTCAACGTTCATGCAAAGCTGGAAGTTGACCAGAAAACAGCGGAAACCTGTTTGCGGCTCGTAGAAGCCTATGTAAATTCTACGCCGTACAATATCGAAGCTGAACCCGACGAAAACGGGGAGTTACGGCTGAAATTCGTATAATTCAATATGATTCCCCACTCTAAGCGTTGAGTGGGAAGAACCAAGCGTGGTTGAACTGGTGATGAATTGTCACCGTTTGACCACGCTTTTTATTTTGGTAAACACCGCAAAGAACAGCGGTTTTTATACAAAGTTCGTGGGCGTGAAATGCCCCCAGTGAAAAGGAGAACTAAAAATGGCATATACACGAGCATTTATTCGTAACGCCGCAAAGGAAAGCGGCGTGGAAATCCCTAAAGAACTGGAAGACGTGCTTATCAATGAGCATATCACCGCAAGAGACGCTTACGCCGAGGAAAAGGTGAAAACGGCACTTGATGAGAACAAACCAGCAGAGCCTGTGAAAGTCACTGACAGCGAGGAATACAAGACCCTCAAGCAGCAGTTTGACGATTACAAGGCGGAAATCCAGAGCAAGGAATCTCAGGCGGCAAAAGAAAAGGCCGTCAAGGCGTATTTTGAGGGAAAAAACATCACAGGCGATAACTTGAACATTGCCATGCTCAGTTCCAGCGAAGCTATGAAAGCGCTGGAAATGGACGGCGAAAAAATCAAGGATACCGCCGCACTGGATGCGCTTGTAAGTGGTGCGCTTGCAAAGCTGGTGACTACCACCACGCAGACGGGCGCAAACACGCAGAATCCGCCCGAAAATAACGCAGGGAAAGCGGCTTTTGACGCTATGACGCTGACGGAAAAGATGCGTTTTGCCAACGAACATCCCAGCGAATACGCCACATACACAAAACCGAATTGAGAAAGGATTGATTAAATGTCCGTTTTTGACAGTAAGAATTTTAACGCCGAAGTATTCGGCAAGTATTTGGAAACCGTTCCCCGCATTAAGCAGAACGCCCTGCTGAACGCTGGCGTACTGCGGACTCGTTCCGATTTGAAGTCCATGCTTGTGGAGCAGACTGGCGGCAACTTTGTTTCCGTTCCCATGACTGGCCTGATTGGCGGCGATGCGCTCAACTATGACGGCTCTACCGATATCACCGCAACTGGCATTGATACTTATCTCCAGAGCATGATCGTGGTGGGCCGTGCAAAGGCATGGCAGGAAAAGGACTTCACGGAGGATATCACTGGCAAGGACTTTATGGAGGAGATTGCCCGTCAGGTATCCCAGTATTGGGACGATGTGGATGAGGCCACCCTTATGTCCATCCTCAAGGGCATCTTCGCCATGACTGGCAATGATGGCTTTGCAGAGAAGCACACCCTGGACATTACCAGCGAGTCCGACGCTACTGTTGGTCCTACAACCCTCAACACTGCCATTCAGAAAGCGGCTGGTGACAATAAGAACATCTTCACTCTTTGCATTGTGAACAGCGCCGTTGCCACGAACCTTGAGAACAAGGAAGTGTTGGAGTACCGAAAACAGAGCGACGCTAACGGCATCCAGCGGACTATTGCTCTGGCAGATTGGAATGGTCGTACCGTTCTGATTGACGATGACCTGACCGCTGATGACAGCGGCGACGAGACTATTTACACCTCCTACATTTTGGGTTCCGGTGCTTTTGATTACTGCGACTGCGGCGCAAAGGTGCCCTCTGAGATGTGGCGTGACCCCAAGACCAGCGGCGGTCTTGATTGGCTGATTACCCGTCAGCGGAAGCTGTTTGCACCCCGTGGCATTTCCTTCAAAATGCCCTCTACCGCTATCATTTCTCCCACTGCGGCGCAGCTGGAATCCGGTAGCAACTGGAATCTGGTCAAGGATACCGCTGGCAGCGGCTACTTTAACCACAAGGCTATCCCCATCGCTCGTATCCTGAGCAAGGGCTAAGAAACGGAGGCGGCGTGATGCTGGAAGAAATCTTGATGTACCTCAATAACTGGTTTTTGGTATCAGTACATGAGGGTACATACATCATCGAGGACGGCAGTATCACGCTGCCTTTCCTTGTACCCGGTCAGTATTTTAGGGTAATCGGGAGCGTTTTTAACGATGGCTTGCACCAATACCCGGCTGACGATTTGACGGATGAAACCTTTGATGGAACTGTGTGGGCGCTGGCTGTGCCGAAAAGCGTTGTTACGCTGTCAGAAGATATGGCAAGCTGGCAAGAAAAAAACAGTGAAAAAGCAGATGGCCCTTATCAGTCTGAAAGTTTTGCCGGGTACACGTATACCAAAGCGTCAAACGGCAAGGGCGGCACGGTAACTGTATGGGATTCGTTCTCCAAACAGCTTGCACCATACCGGAAACCCCGTGAATTGGGCTATGTAAATCCTACCAGAACGTACACCCCGCCGCAAGATAACTGGAATCCGTATCCGTGGAGGTAATCATGAGCCTGATTGATGATTTTAAAGAGCCGTGTGTGCTCATGGAAAAGACCCGTGTGCCGGATGGTGAGGGCGGTTTTGAAGTTTCCTGGAAGGATGGGGCGGACTTCCTTGCCGCTATTGTGCTGAACAGCTCGATAGAAGCGCAAATTGCACAGGCGCAAGGCGTGACCTCCCTATATACCGTGACCACGGAGAAAAACGCCGTGTTGAGCTATCACGATGTGTTCAAGCGCAAGAGCGATGGGCAAACATTCCGGGTAACTTCCAACGGTTCGGACAAGCAGACACCTGACGTTGCTACATTCCAGTTTTCACAGGTGAACGCCGAGAAATGGGAGCTGACCACATGACAAAAGGAAAAGCACTTGAAACGTGGTTCAACAAGTTCATGACGTTCTACCCGTCAACCTCTGTTCCAGATGATGTGACATTCCCTTATGGCACTTATGAGCCTATTTTTGACAGCTACACGGGCGGAGAAGTTGGGTTAACCGTCAACTTGTGGTTTTACACGGAGAGCGAAGCAACACCTAACGCAAAGGCGCAAGAGCTGGCAGAAGCCATTGGAGACGGTGGGGCGCTTATTAAGTGTGACGGCGGTTACATCTGGCTCAAACGCGGATTCCCGTGGTGCCAATCCTTGACCGATGATACGTCACCCACGATTAAGCGGCGGTACATTAACGTGACCGCCGAATACCTAACAAGACACTAAAGGAGTTGATATTTATGGGTAAATTTACCGTTATTCCTAAGAATACGTTTGACAGTTTGCAATTGGACGCTGGCGTACTGCTGAAAAAATTTGACCCGTCCAACGTGACGGCCCCGGCTGATGAAGATATCGTATGCGCTACCACTGGCGGCATTACTGCCAGTTGTGTACCTACTTACTCCGATGTTGGTTCTGATGTGGACAATTGCCCAAATAACGCAAAAGAACTGAAACATTTGGACAGCTGGGACTGCAAGAT